AACCAAATCCAAGGTAGATGACATACTCAAGTCACTACCAACACTGGACATGTAACTATGCAGACTAACACTAGGTGCATGGATATGTGGCGTGGTAACAAGCTGTACCACGTTAACGAGAATGCGAACGTGCGCAGGGTAATACTCAAGCGCACCAAGCATCTACCTAAAAATGTTCTACAGTGTAGAACTTCTAACCGAGGAACGAAGCTATGAATAACGTATATGTAAGCAGTATTGAAGAGATTGTCCAACTACTATTACACGTAGGTGGTAAACGCACTGTACTAATCGAGGGTGACATGGGTATTGGTAAGTCTAGCCTACTCAAAACACTCAAGCGATTGTTACCCGATCACATTGCATGTCTGTTTGATTGTACCACTAAGGATCTTGGTGACTTGTTTATACCTGATCTCAATCGTAAACTAGGTTGTGTATCATTCCTACCCAACGAACAGTTTGGTATACACCTTGATAAGCCCTTGATACTCATGCTTGACGAACTGGGCAAAGCTAACCCATCAGTCAAGAACGCGTTACTTGTTGTCATGCTCGAGCACATGATTGGCAACCAACAACTACCCGAGGGTAGCATTGTGTTTGCAACTACCAATCTGGGTGCAGAGGGTGTCGGTGATATGTTACCACCACATGCACGCAATCGTATCATCACAGTACGTATGCGCAAGCCGTCATCTGATGAGTGGATCAACAACTACGCTATCAACAACGACGTACACCCATCAGTCATGGGTTTCGTACGTGAGTTTCCACAAGTCATGCAGTCATTCACTGAGGTTAACAGCCCCGATGACAACCCATACATCTATCACCCCAAGCGACAAGCTAAATCATTCTGTACACCACGTTCACTCGAGTGTGCATCTGACATACTACACCAACGTGAGCACCTATCCGATGACACGTTAACAGGCGCATTGATTGGTACTATCGGTGAGCGTGGTGCACTCGACATGATGGCGTTCGTCAAACTAGCCGACAAGCTACCAACGCTCGAGTCCATCAAGACTGACCCAATGAATGCAATCGTACCCGACAGTGCCAGTGCTGTATGTATGGTCGTGTATCGTGCACTTGCATCACTCGACAAAGCGTGGATTGATGCTTGGTTCAAGTACATGGGTAGGTTGAGTAAGGAAGCGCAAGGTCTGTTCGCGCTCGGTATCAAACCTGACACATACAAGAACAAGTCACTCGTTACCACCAACAAGAGTTTCACTGCTTGGTGTCGTGAGAATAACTACATGTTCGGTGCAGACAAATCTGAGTCGCTAATCTGACAGCAGAACAACGCATACACAAAGCGGTTGTATCTATCGTCAATCACCCACTGTACTTTGCACTAGCAGGTGTACTGATGGTGGGCAAGCGTGAGGTACGTGACGATATACCGACAGCGTGTACCAATGGTCGTGACGAGTTCTATGGTCGTGCGTTTGTTGACAGTCTGACTGATGCCCAACTACGTTTTGTAATACTGCATGAGTGTTACCACAAAATGTACAAGCATCTTACAACGTGGCATCACCTATGGCTACGCTGTGCTATGACAGCCAACAGAGCGATGGACTATGTCATCAACATACAGATACTCGACGCACACAAAGACGACGGGTTCGTCGATGGCATTGATGGTATGTGTTACGACACCAAGTATCGTGGTTGGGCTACACCCAAAGTGTTCAACGACATCTACCAGCAACAGCAACAAGACAATGGTTCTGGTGGTAACGAGTCAACAGGTGATGGGCAACAGTCGTCCAGTTCGTCGCAACAGTCTAGCCAACAGCCGTTCGATGAGCATGACTGGGAAGGTGCGCAAGAGATGACCGACGAGGAGCAGAAAGAGTTATCCAAAGAGATTGACGATGCGATACGTCAGGGTGCTATCAGTGCAGGTAAGATGGGCAGTGGTGGTGAGCGTACAGTAGCCGACCTACTCGAACCACAGGTTGATTGGCGTGAGGTGTTACGTGAATACATCACCACACACTGTAGTGGCTCTGACTATGCTACATACAACCGACCCAACCGCAGACGATTGCACACAGGTATGTATTTACCTAGCGGTATATCCGAGCAGGTTGACGAGTTAGTGGTTGCTATTGATACGTCAGGCTCTATCGGTCAGCGTGAGTTATCGGTGTTCCTATCCGAGATCAAGTCTATCTGTGAGACAGTACACCCCAAGTGTCTACGTGTACTGTATTGGGACACTGAGGTATGTCGTGACGAGAAGTATGAGATGCACGAACTACATGACATGGTCGAGTCTACCAAGCCCGAGGGTGGTGGGGGTACAGATGTTAACTGTGTAACAAGTTACATGGCAGAGAACAACATCAGCCCGCAAGCATCAATCGTACTGACTGATGGTTATTTGTATGGCGGTTGGGGTTCTTGGTCAAATCCAGTGTTGTGGTGCATACTAGACAACCGCAGTGCAACACCTAACTGTGGTTCAACAGTACATGTTAAATCAGGAGATATGATATGAGTGAATCATTTGGTATGGGCATGGAAGCCGTACACCGACGCATGGAGTGGGACAGGGCAGTGGCAGAAGTACAGGAAGCAGTAGAGTTTAGGCTACAAGCTATGACAATGCGCTACTCTCATTGCACTGAAGAAGAAAGAGAACGGCTTGCCCAAGCATGGGCAAGAATATTACAGGGATAAGGTACATCTTACCCCCTAACGTAAGTAAACAACTGATAACAAGTTCTACAGTGTAGAACTTTATTGAGGAACTAAACTATGGCTATGTTTCATTTTAATCTAAATACTTTCGCAGAAGTAGAACGACGCTACGACAGCGTCAAACCAATACGTACTACAGGTCAAGTACCACTCGGTGATCGTGCGCGTAAGTGGGAGCACATCATCAAGGTCAACAAGAACAAGTACGTACTCATGGACAAGATACCCGACGATGAGGGTAACAGGTTCTGGTGTGGTAGCACCAAAGAAGAGATAGCACGTGCGCCTGTTACGTGGACAAGATGTGCGCATACTGGTATCGAAAAAATCCGAGTGCGCAACGACTATGGTGACACGTGTCACAATCAACGCTATTCATTCTTAGCACGTGCGCTACCGAGGTGTATGGATTTTCTGGTTCAACATGGTAAGCAATACGTCATACATGGTGATACTAATCATTACCTACCCAAGTCTACGTGGGTCAACAGTCACATGTATAAGTCGCTAATTGATATGCGTACAAGTCATGGCGAGACTAGATGGAATACACAGACTATGACAAAGACTGATGATGGTAAGTACCTAGACTTTGAGCGTGATTCATTCAAGTCACGTGAACAGTGGACATGTACAACCGCACGTCACAAACAACCTGTAACACGTATCAAGATAAGCGCAGACAAGCGTGAGTATTACGAAGCTATACGTGAGTATGCCGAATGGGCTTGGGTGATGCAAAGCATATTGATGAACCGCGATCACTACGACTGGGAACACCAACGACTTATACGACAACAGTGTGGTGATGCGGTAACCGACAGTGATGTGTTTCGTGATATGTTGATAGACCCTACCGATGAGCGACGTTCGCCTGTAGCCATAGCTATACTGGGTGAAATATCCGAGTACGATTGGCAGACCCAAACGTCATCACCACCCGAAGACGAGAAGAAGTTTATGAGTAGGTTCAAGTCACAGGTTGACAAGTTAGCCAACTTCAAAATCAAGTACCAAGACTACAAATAGGAGATATGAAATGTTTTTAACCGCCATACCAAGAAGGATAAATTACCACAAAAAGGGTGATACTGGACGACCAATAAGTGCAGTGAAAGACTTGAGAGAAGCTACGAAGAACGACAAACGCCACGAGTACGAGTGGGGTAAGTTCTGTCAGTTCTTTGATGACTTTGTATACAAAGCTACGATGCACCTACCCAACGTAGAATTTGTTATGACTACAGTGTCAACAACTAAATATGAGGTAGTGGTGTTTTACAACGATGATTTGTGTGAGATGGGTAGACTGAGTACCACGTACTACGATGGTAACTTACAATACCACGTGCAGAGTCAAGCCATACAGAACCAACGATACTGCCCACACAATTCACCCGATGACCACCACACGTTATCGAGCAAGAATATATCGAAAGCCGTAGCCAATGCGCGTAAATACTTGCGTCCCAATACAATGTCCGATATTGCTAGGTCAACACATGATATCGTGGAACAAAGAGTTATGAAGCATCGTGGTGACGTAACTAGTGAACGTACAAATCGAGCACGCGAGGTGGGATTCGAGGTAAGTCCTGCAGGTCAATTGCCTGACATAGCACAAACAGTTATGGATATGCACCGAATGGGGTTGATGACTGTAGATGAGGAGTTAGATAGAAAGCTAGGCACGCTGTACGATGCCATTGACGAGTACGATAAACTACTTGGTGAAGATGACGAGTACATGACATGTGTGTGGATAAAGAATGATGAGATACAGATGCACCCATTCGATGTACACTACAGACATGCCAGTCAAGCCACGAGAGTAAGTCGTGGTCAAGCACCTTGGGACGCGAGCTTTGGACGACACCCCTGCGCAATACCACGTAACGAGTTACCAGATAGTGTGGCGGATAGGGTAGCTGTGTTAGATGTCTTAGGTGTTAATGATTTTGTATATGATGTTGGCGTTAAGTTATCAGATAGTGTATATTACGTTAGGTACGACTGGGGATACCCAGAATAATAAAAGTTCTACACTGTAGAACAAAAATAATGTAAGGAGTGACGTATGGCTATGACCCCTGAAAGAAAGGTCAAGAAAAAAGTAGCCGACTATCTAAGAAGTATAGGTGCATACTTTTTCTATCCCGCAACTGGTGGGTATGGTAGAAGTGGTGTGCCTGACATAGTCGGTTGTTATAAAGGAAGATTCTTTGGTATAGAGTGCAAGGCGGGTACAAACAAGCCTACTGAGTTACAGAAGAATGAGTTAAAGCAAATCGCCCAAGCAGGTGGTATTGCTACTGTAACCAATGAGGATACAATACACACCCTTCAATATATATTGAATGGTTTACCCGAACCTGACCCTAACCAACTGGAATTAGACCTGTGACCGAATTAGTATCAAACCCTGTAGTAAAAGCTGAACTTGAACCCATTGACATTGCAATACGCAAAGAGCGTAAGCGTGTATGGGATTTAGAAGATGAGACTGGTGACGAGGTAAACTCTCACTGGTTAGAGTATCTGTGTCGTGCTAAGGCGCGTGGCGTACAGCACATTGTATTAAACTTTTAGGAGAATGATATGGAAGATTTTAAAATAGATAAAGAAAACACTTTTACCAAGCGCGATGTGGAAGCAGTGCATAGGTTAGCAGAAAAAATATACGTGGCAAGTTTTGCAAACTCCGATGAAAATGGCTACGTTACAACAAGCGATGCGTGGGATTACGCTGTTGGCTTTCACTCACACGCCCTAGCAATGTGGGAGTTATCTGATTTGCCTACAGATGAACAAGGAAACTTTTTGGAGGAGAAATAAGATGGTTGATGCAAGCCCTAAAGAATGGGACGAACTAAGAGAGAAGCACCCTGAACTTATCGAGAAGTATGAAAACTTTTTGAACGAGGTGGGTGACGATCCAGTCAATAACCCGAACCATTACAATACAGGTGGAGTAGAATGTATTGAGGGTATCGAGTCTAGTATGAGTCCTAACGCGTTTCTAGGTTATCTCAAGGGTAACTGTATGAAATATATGTGGCGTTATGAGTACAAGGGTAAGCCCCTTGAGGATTTAGAAAAGGCTCAATGGTATCTCAATCTGCTTATAGAACGGAATAAGTAATGGATCTTATTACGTTAGACTTTGAGACGTATTACGACAAAGATTTCTCACTACGTAAGATGACAATGGAAGCCTACATTCGTGACCCTCGCTTTGAGGTGATCGGTGTAGGTGTTAAACTGAATAGTGGTGAGACTGAATGGGCAAGTGGTACGCATGAGCAGATTAGTAGTTATCTACATTCTTTTGATTGGAGCAACGCTATGCTCCTTTGCCATAACACTTTGTTCGACGGTGCTATTATTTCTTGGCTCTTTGATATACAACCTCGCGTCTATGCTGATACTCTTTGCATTGCTCGCGCACTACACGGTGTCGAGGTTGGTGGATCTCTTCATGTGCTTAGTCAAAGGTATAATATTGGAACTAAAGGCACGGAAATTTTAAATGCCGTAGGTAAACGTAGAGAAGACTTTACACCAGAAGAACTTAGTAGGTATGGTGACTACTGTGTCAACGATGTAGAGTTAACCTATAAGTTGTTTATGCTTATGGGTAAGAACTTTCCTAAACAAGAGATGCGCATCATTGACATGACATTGCGTATGTTCACCGAACCAATGCTAGACCTAGACATTGGACTACTTCAAGAACACCTAGAAAATACCATCAAGATAAAAGAAGATTTGATAGAGTCAAGTGGTGTCACACGTGAACAGCTAATGAGTAACCCCAAATTTGCCGAACTACTGGTATCAATGAATGTCGATCCCCCGATGAAAACAAGTCTCACAACAGGCAAAGAAACCTACGCATTCGCAAAAAGTGATGAGGGATTTAAAGCGTTACAAGAACACGAAGACCCACGTGTACAGGCACTTGTTACTGCACGTTTGGGTACTAAAAGTACGCTAGAAGAATCACGTACTGAGAGGTTTATAGGTATTGCTAAACGCGGATTAATACCTATCCCAGTGAGGTACTATGCCGCGCATACAGGTAGATGGGGTGGTGATGACAAAATCAACATACAAAACCTACCCAGTCGCGGTGCTAATGGTAAGAAGTTGAAGTCCAGTATCATCGCGCCAGTAGGTTACACACTAGTTGATTGTGATTCATCACAAATCGAGGCACGTGTACTTGCATGGTTGGCAGGGCAAGACGATCTAGTCCAAGCCTTTGCTGACAACGAAGATGTGTATGTCAAAATGGCATCTAAGATATACAACGTCAAAGAGAAAGACGTTACCAAAGAGCAGAGGTTTGTAGGTAAGAGTACGATACTTGGTGCAGGTTATGGCATGGGTGCGGTTCGGTTTGCTGAGCAGTTGGGAGCGTTTGGTACAAAGATAGAAGTAGATGAGGCACGTAGGATTATATCTATCTACAGAGATTCAAATTGGAGAATAGCTCAATTCTGGCGTGAGTGTCAGAACATGTTAGTGAGTATGTCTCGAGGAGAGGCAGGTGCAGTGGGTACAAACAACCTACTTACCTACAGAGATAACTCGATAAAGTTGCCAAGTGGTCTGCGTATGCGGTATGGTGACTTAAATTATGAACAAGGCGAACGCGGTTTAGAGTTTAGTTACATGACAAGGCGTGGTCGCACAAGGATCTACGGTGGTAAGGTTACAGAGAATGTGTGCCAAGCTATCGCTAGGTGCATCATGGGTGAACAGATGTTGGCTATTGCCAAGCGGTACAAGCCTGTATTAACAGTGCATGATTCCGTGGTATGCTGTGTACCTGATGATGAGTTAGAAGAGGCTAGACAATACATAGAAGATTGTATGAGTACGACACCTTCATGGGCAGAAGGTATGCCTATAACGTGTGAGTCTGGCATTGGTAAATCTTATGGAGACTGTGAATAATGGCTAAAGATAAAATAGAAAAAGCAATCAAAGAAGCACATGAAGTGGCTGATGAAGCTATTGATGAACTACAAGAGGATATTACAGAGGCACGTAACTCTGTTATGGAATGGCTACACACGGAACGCACTTTCAAGCAAGCTGAACTTCTTGTAGCAGGTCTAGGTGTACTAGCAATAATCTGGGCTGTAGGTAGCATGTAATGAGCATAACGCCTTGGTCATTCAGTAAAATTAAATCCTTTGAACAATGCCCAAAGAAGTTTTATCATCTAAAGGTAGCGAAGGATTATAAAGAGCCTGAGACTGAGGCGATGCTTTATGGTACTGCTGTGCACGAAGCGGCAGAGGAGTACATTCGAGATGGAAAGCCGTTACCCCCTGAGTACGATTATATAAAAGCCCCACTAGATTCATTGAACATGAAACAGGGGAACAAACTTTGTGAATACGAGATGGGGTTGACGGCTGACCTTGAACCTTGTGGGTTCTGGGACGATAACTGTTGGTACAGGGGTATAGCTGATTTAGTTATACTTGACGAAGAAAACAAAACTGCTTGGGTAATAGATTACAAGACAAGCAAGAACACACGTTATGCTGACAAGGGACAGTTAGAACTTATGGCGTTGTGTGTATTTAAACATTTTCCTGAAATTGAGACTGTACGTGGCGGTCTTTTGTTTGTAGTATGTAACGAGTTAATACGTGATACTTACAAGTCAAGCTCCGCTGGTAAGTTATGGGAAAAGTGGTTAGCTGATTACAACCGCATGGAACAGGCGTGGAAAAAAGATGTATGGAATGCTCACCAAAGTGGGTTATGTAAACGACATTGCATTGTTACAGAATGCGTGCATAATGGTAGACACTGATGAGAAAGAAACGTAAAAAACAAGTTAATGCTCCTGTTGGCAGTGAAACCTTTGAAAGAAGAATGGAACGCCAACGTGCTAGGCGTGCGTTTGATAAAAAGAATGGTAAAGCCGCACGCAAAGGTAAAGATATAAGTCACAACAAGATGTTAAAGAACGGTGGCAGTAATAAAGATGGTTACAAATTAGAAAGTCCTAGTAAGAATAGATCTAGGAATGGGCATAAGCCTAAGAAATAGTTTTTGCTTGGTGTGTCAGACGCTTAGCTTGATGCGTCGTTAAACAACGTGGTTCGTTCCTCCTCCTTTGCGGTGCTTATAACCACAAAAATCGAGTTAGCTATGGGTTCGATTAAAGTCCCACATAGCAGACCTAGCCCCATCTGTAGCGACATCGGGGCTAATTTTATCGTAGACGGACACCGTTTTACGAGGTTCACTGATGGAGAATAAAAATTGAAGATAGTAGATAACCGCGCACTGTTACTTAACCTAAGATCACCCGGGCGGGTTACGAGTGTTATACCAAAGAGTAAGAAGTTATCAGAACATGAAGTATTAGTTAATTGGGGAGTTGATGAAGTGCAAGTATTACGTAACATAGGTATCAATGCGCCTTCACCTATTGAAGGTAAGTATGAGTGGACAGGTAGATACGATCCGTACGAACACCAAAAATCTACAGCAAGTTTCTTTACGCTAAATAAAAAATCATTTTGTTTTAATGAACAAGGTACAGGCAAGACAGCCAGTGCTATTTGGGCATCAGATTACTTGTTAAATCAGGGCAAGATAAACAGGGTGTTAGTTATATGCCCTCTATCTATTATGGAATCGGCATGGCGTAACGACTTATTTAATTTTGCCATGCACCGCAAGGTAGATGTAGCGTATGGTTCAGCCAAGAAGCGCAGAGAGATAATCGAAGGTGACGCTGAGTACGTGATAATAAATTACGATGGTGTGGAGATTGTACAAGAATCTGTACAACAAGGTGGCTTTGATTTAATTATTGTAGATGAAGCTACACACTATAAGAATGTACAGACCAAGCGGTGGAAGACACTTAACAAGTTAGTGGGTAAGGATACTTGGTTGTGGATGATGACAGGTACACCTGCGGCACAAAGTCCAACCGATGCGTTTGGCATAGCTAAACTTGTAAACCCAACCGCACTACCTCGGTTTTTTGGATCGTTTCGAGACCAAGTAATGGTCAAGGTAACAAACTTCAAGTGGATACCAAAAGACGATGCTACTGACAGGGTGCACCGAGTCTTACAACCTGCCATACGTTACACCAAAGAAGAGTGCCTAGATTTACCACCTATGGTTTATGTTAAGCGTGAAGTAGACATGACTGCGCAACAAAATAAATACTACAAAGAATTAAAGAACAAGATGATTATGCAAGCAGCAGGGGAGCAAATCACCGCTGCGAATGCGGCAGTAAACATGAACAAGTTACTCCAAATATCATCTGGCGCTGTATATACCGATACTGGTGAGTCATTGGAGTTTGATATAACTAAAAGATATAAAGTGCTACGTGAGGTCATTGATGAGTCAAGTAAGAAAGTTCTAGTCTTTGTACCTTTCAGACATACCATACAGTTACTCACTGACAAGCTACGCAAAGATGGTATATCCACAGAGGTAATCAATGGTGATGTACCTGCACCCAAACGTACTGATATATTTAAACGCTTTCAAGAACAAGACGACCCAAAAGTTTTAGTTATCCAACCACAGTCTGCGGCACACGGTGTAACACTTACAGCGGCAAACACTGTGGTGTGGTGGTCGCCCACCAGTTCGTTAGAAACGTACGCGCAAGCGAATGCTAGGGTGCACAGATCAGGTCAGGATCAGAAGTGTACGATTGTCCACCTACAAGGATCTTACGTAGAGAAACGTGTTTACACATTATTGGACAATAGAATAGACATACACACAAAAATGATTGACTTATATAAAGAAATACTTGACTAGTACACAATCATACGCTATTTTGTCTATCCCTTTTGTAAAGGAGCGTTAAATGAGTGAAGAAAAGTTAACTGCTGAGAAGCTAACTACTGTTTATTTGAAGATAAAAGATAAGCGTAGTGAGTTATCAGCAGAGTTTAAAGAGAAAGATGCTGAGTTATCCGAGCAGTTAAATAAAGTTAAGAAGGCTTTGTTGGAATACTGTCAGGAAGAAGGTGTCGATAGTGTAAGAACTTCTGCGGGATTGTTTTACCGTTCTGCTCGTACACGTTATTGGACTAGTGATTGGTCTTCAATGCACGAGTTTATTCTTGAGCATGAAGCACCTGAACTGTTAGATAAACGTGTGAATCAGGGCAACATGAAACAGTTTTTGGAAGAGAACCCCGACCTTGTACCTAAAGGTCTTAACGTAGATTCTGAATACGTTGTATCAGTAAGGAGAAAATGATGTCAGATAATTTTGTTCCAATCGGTGACGTAGCAGATAAGTTTAGTGTATCTAAACACACAGTCAGGCAGTGGTTGCGTAAAGGCAAGATCCCTGCGGATATGTATGTGAAGATCGGTAACACTTATCGTTACAACCTTCAAGGGATTGAAAACGCCTTTTTGAATACCAATAAAGATTCGGTAGTAGAAGAGGCGGTCAGTGACTATGAGTTTGGCACTGACATGTTAGACGAGGACTTCTAATGAGAAGGTTGAGCATACGTGGTGGTACGTTTACCGACATTGCTGATAGGGAGCAAACTCCTTTAGGTGATATGGTAAATGTAATCATCGTGAATGCCGCGCCTGTATCAAGATCATATTTTGGTAATGAGTTTGACCCTAACAAGTCTACTGCGCCAGTCTGTTGGTCTGATGATACACAACGACCCTCTACCAAGGTATTAGAGGATAACGTGCAATCACGTAGGTGTATGGACTGTACACAGAATGTACGTGGTTCTGGTGAGCATGGTGGTAGGGCTTGTCGGTTTCAACAACGACTTGCTGTTGTGTTTGAAGGAGATCTCGAAGAGGTGTATCAGTTGCAGATACCTGCCAGTTCTATATTCGGCAGAGCGCAAGGTGGTAACATGGGTATGCAAGAGTATGCTCGTCACCTATCTTCACATGATACGTCTGTTATTGCTGTCGTTACAAACATTACGTTTGATAAAGATAGTGTTGTTCCAAAACTTTATTTTAAACCTATGCGACCTATTGAGAAAGGTGATGGGCTAAAGATAGCAGAGATGGTGGTACACGAAGATACAAAACGTGCTATCACATCGTTCGTCCCTGTAACTAGCGAACCCTCACCCTTCGGCAAAGTGGAAGGTGGGTTTGATATAAATGCAAACTAAGGTAAATTAATTATGGCTAATACAAATAGCAGTTATATTATAGAAAACGTTGAGGCTCTCTGGCCTCGTATTAATAAACCATACCGTTTTGATAACGCAGAAAATCGCACTGTACCGTGTACCGCGTTTGACGATGGTGCTAAATACGAGATTAAATTTCGTATGACAAAAGATCAAGCTAAGGCTTTGTATCTTGAAATGTGTAAGGCGTATGAAGAACGCAAAGAAAAAGGGTGGCCTGAGAAAGTTGATAACCCATTCACCAAAGATGACGATGGTATGTATGTGTACAAAGCCACGTTGAAAGGTGCGTATGGTAAAGAGGCTACACTTAAACCTGTACAAGTGGACTCTAATGGGAGTAAACTACCAGAAGATTTCATGTTAACCACAGGCAGTACAGTCAATGTGGCTGTAATCTTTGTGCCCTATAACATGCGTGAAGCAGGAATCTCACTACGTTTGAAAGCGGTACAAGTAATTAAATATGTACCTATGGAATCTAGCACGCCATTCGGTAAGGTTGAAGGTGGCTTTACATTCCAGAAAGATGATAACCCTTTTGAGGTTGTTGAAGCTAAACCTACTACCAATGTTATTGAAGGTGAGTTTGGTGATACACCTGAACCAAAGAAAGTCAGTAAAAAAGCAACACCTAAACCAAAAAAGACTGACGCTGATCTTGCATCAATCGTAGACGACTGGGACGACTAGTCCCACAAACTTAGCTAGGTATAACCGAAAAGGGGGCAACCGCCCCCCTGCTATCTCCACCCTCGGAATTAGGAATGTATTATGGATGCAGAAGTATTTTTGCGGCACGTCACAGGGGAAGACGGATACTACTGTTTATTTGCTGTTAAGCTAGGACAAAATGACAGGCCACAAACGTTTCATACAGACTATGATTCGTTACTACAAGAAGCACGTAAGCTAGATGCTCGTGGGTATAGCCCATACTTCGCACTGGCTACGTTTGAAGAAAGTGGTACTCGTGTAGCTGACAACGTAAAACAGTTAAAGTCTTTCTTTATGGACATCGACTGCGGGGAAGGCAGAGATTATCCAACGAAGAAAGAGGGACTACAAGCCCTACAAAGATTTTGTAAGAAGGTTGAACTACCAAGACCGTTGTTAGTTGATTCAGGTAGGGGGGTACATTGTTACTGGCCTTTGTCTGAACCTGTCAGCAAGGAAGTGTGGAAGCCTGTAGCCGAGCACCTTAAACAGCTATGTAAAAATCATGGTTTTATTGTTGACCCATCAGTAACTGCCGACGCGGCTCGTGTACTACGTATACCTACTACGCACAACTATAAGACTGAACCGCCAACAGAAGTAACGTTCTTTAGTGAGCATGTACCAGAGTATGTGACGCTAGACGAGTTTGCTAAATGTATTGGTGCGGATAAGGTAGAAACAAAGTCACTTGAGCCTATGCCTAACAGCGCAGTTATGGATGCGTTGATGGGTAACAAGCAATTTAAATTTAAAGATATTATCACTAGAGAATCTAGCTGTGCGCAGTTAGTTGACATAGTAGTAAAGCAAGACGGTTGTAGTGAGCCTATGTGGCGAGCAGGGCTGTCTATAGCTAAGTTCTGTTCTGATGGGCAGAAAGCCGCACACGTTATGTCTAAGAATCACCCTGAGTATTCACCAGAAGAAACACAGGATAAGTTTGATAAAATTAAAGGGCCTTATCAATGTGCACACTTTGATGAGTTCAAGCCTGATGTATGTACCAAGTGCCCACACTGGGGCAAGATCAAATCACCTATAACTTTAGGTGGCAGTATAAGAGAAGCTACCGAAGAAGATAATATAGTAGAAGTACCTGCACTTGACCTGCCAAACACACCTACTACTACGTATGTAATTCCGACATACCCAAAGCCATACATACGTGGCGCTAGTGGTGGTGTATATATACGTACCACAGATGAGGAAGGTGATCCTACTGAGGAACTTATATACCACAACGACATTTATATTGTCAGTCGTATTGTAGATGTCGAACTAGGGGAAGTTGTGGTAATACGTTTACACCTACCACAGGACGGTGTACGTGAATTTACAGTTCCACTTACAGCAGTAACTTCAAGAGAAGAATTTAGAAAACAGATGTCCATGCAAGGCGTGGCAATAACAAAGATGGATAAACTTATGACTTATATGACTACTTGGATTAACGAGTTGCAAGCTACTACAAAAGCTGACTTGGCTCGTACCCAGTTTGGTTGGACTGATGATACACATAGTGCATTCATTTTAGGCAATCAAGAAATATCAAGAAATGGTGTAAAGAGTAACCCACCATCTAAAGCTACAGCAGGTTTGATGAGTGCGTTCAAACCAAAAGGTACGCTAGAGCAGTGGAAAGAAATGGCTAACTTCTATAACCGTGATGGCTTTGAGTTACACCAATATATAGTAGCTAGTGCTTTCGGTTCACCACTTATGTCGTTAATGCCTATCGCATGTTCGAGCTTACACGTTCATAGTAAGGAGTCTGGACTAGGTAAGACCACTGCTATGTACGTAGGAGCGTCTGTTTGGGGCAATCCAAAGACCTTAGTAGTCGAAGCAAAAGATACGCAGAACTCTTTGATGTTGCGTGGTGAGGTATACAAGAACTTACCTTATTACATTGATGAGTTAACAAACGCCAAGGGCGAAGAACTATCTGACTTAATATATCAACTATCTAGTGGTAGGCAACGTAACAGGATGGCAGGTAGCGCGAACACAGAGAGACATCGGGGTGAGCCGTGGAGTTTACTATCTATATCTACAGGTAACACTAGTGTCATTGAACGAATAAGTGCTTTTAAGAATGCTCCGAAGGCCGAAGCGGCTCGTATGCTAGAAACAAAAGCTGTTAAGTTATTTGATGAGACAAAGACTAAGCACCTGACTGACAAACACCAGTCTAACTCTCAAAACATATATGGGGTTGTAGGTGTACCTTATTTGCAATACCTGATGCAGAACATGGATAGAGTTATAAACCTACTACAAGAAGTACAGCAGAAGTTAGATGCAGGAGCACAGCTTACTGCACAGGAAAGGCATTGGTCAGCAGGTTCTACTGTTACTGTAGCAGGGTTTATGTTGGCTAGTGAACTTGGGTTTTTAGAGTATGACAAAGAAGGCTTTTTTAGATATGCCCTACGCTTATTGCAAGAGAATAAGACTATGGCTAGCGATATGATAGCTTCTACGGCTGACACATTGAATGACTTTGTGCATGAGCATTGGGGTAGCATACTAAAAATTAAAAGCACTGATGATATGCGTAAGAATCAAGGCAATGGTATGGACGACCTAGTAATACCTGAAGCTGATCCTCGTATTCGCTTGGTAGGTCGTTATGAGACTGACGTTAAGAAGTTATACATAATACCTAAAGTATTGAAAGCATGGGCCGCTAAACAACAGATAAATTACAGTTCATTGATAGACGAATTGAAAGCTAAGTTTAAAGGTAAGTATGAAAAGATAAGGCTTACTAAAGGTACATCAACTAAGATGCCACTAACACATGTATTTTGTGTAGATTGTTCTGAAGTTGACTTAGATGAAGATGCGGAAACTTGATGACATAGCACCAGATGGCGTACGTATTATTGTACGTTGGGATAAGATGGGCGTTGGCGCTTCAGTCTTCGTTCCATGTATCAACGCTCGTAAAGCACGAGAACAAGTTAACGTAATATTTAAAAGAAGAGGCTGGAAATACAAAGCCCTAACCTCCATAGAGAGTAACAAGTTAGGTGTACGCTTTTGGAGGATCGTGTGATATTATAGGAAAAGAAGTAACTTCCTCCCCTTTGTTGCTTCTGTCACTCCCTTGACTCCCCTTTGTTCCGAGGCATTGGGGAGTTTTTTTATTTACTGTATTCTTTCCAACTATTCATTAAGGCTTCTCTATACATAGCAGATACAACAACTCCATTATGTTTAGTAGCCGCAGATCTATGTTGGGCTTTTACCGAAGCCCTAATATTATCACGAGTTATAACAAATTTTTCGCCTTTGTATTTCCTGTTAAATTCTTTTATGTCTTCCCACGTATCAGCCATTTCTTGGTAGTCTCTATCTCGTAACGCCTTGTAGTATCTACCAGTAAGTTTCTTACGATCTTTTGCTATAGCACGAGTAACTTTTTGATCTCTCGAACTCTTATCGGAGTTAAACGCTAGGTCAGTTGGCATAAACCCTAAGAATTTAGAGAAGATCTCGCCAGTCTTAACGTCATCAAGCATAGGCTCACCTGCTCTGGTAGTTATACCTTCATCATAGTATCGGAATGAAGTCAGTACATTTGATAAGCCCGCAGGAGCAAACGATTCTGTCCCACGAAGGAAGTTACCATCAGCCCAGTCTTTCATACCCCTTTGGAACCTACCTAAAGTGCTAACAAATGGCCCGCCTAAATAGTGACCAAAGTTAGCTTCTACACTAGGATCTCGCATGTAACGTCTTGACTGGAATATCAAGTCGTTTAACTTAACACGTTCAGATATAGCCATACCCGTAATTGTAGACACAGGGCCTTTGTAGAAATCCTCTTTTATAAACTTGCGTAGTCTTGTATCCGCGTCATCTTCATCATCGTCTAGGTATAAATCCCAAAGCGTAGATATTATGCCCCATAAAGGCGTACCACCAATACCCGCAAAAAAGGCCGCGCTTAGATGTACGCCCGCTAGTTGCCGTAGTCCTATCTTTCTTTCTTGAGGCGTAGAAAACACGCGTACTATGCCATGTATAGCGTTCTTTATAAGCAGTGAGTTCATAAGTACGCCATAACCTTTATACATTAACGCTACCCTACCAATATCTTGCTTAGCAATTGGCATTGTAGTTTCTAGTGTAGAACCACCATTGGTTTCTTGTGTCAGATATATAGCATCTAACGCGGCTATTTTACGCAGCTCGTTTACATTCTCAGGCACATCAATCTCTTTAGCTAGGCGTGGGCTGTAATACTTTTTACCTGCCTTACGTTCACTAGCCATCTGCTGACGTATTAAGTTGTAAGAGCCTAGGATTACTGTCTGGGTGTTAAAGCGTTCACCTTGTACAAAGAAGTATGCAGACGCTCGCATAAGTTTGTCGTATCTACTAGTCTTTTCATCAACGCCCAACTCTCTATTTATGTTTGTACCAAACAATTTACCTTGCAAGTTGGCTTCTTTTATTACTGGTATCAACGATTCTAGCTGTTCTATTTCTTCTAACGCGGTCTTTTCGTCTATAGCGTGTTCGCGTATCTTTTTCTTATGACTTTCTTTTAGTGTGTAGGTAGCCGCTTCACCTGTACCTTTTATGTCATAGAACTCTTTTATAGACATTCTAGATCCACCAACCATACGAGCCGCACGCATAAGTTCATCAGCCGCCGTATCCACACCAAAACGTGCCGCTAGAGACGGGAAAACAACTAATGGTACTTGTGTCATGTTTACAACAGCAGACGATATGTTAAAGCCTAGGGTGTACAAGAACGCTATTTGGTTTGCATGCTTTATAAAATATTCTTTACCTTTATCTTTAGCTCCCATCAATGCAAAGTTAGCGTGATCTTCTATAAGCGAATCTCTAACAGCATTGATCTTGGGGTTAGGAGTTTTGCTAGCCCTGTTCAGTTCTGCCGCTTTATCCATAATAAGTTTCTTCACCATACGAATTTCTGCGGCTGATCTTATCTTGGCGGCTTGTAGGGCTAAAGACCTACCTCTTGTCTGCGCGGCAGTCATCACATTTTGTTCGTAACCAAAGTCTCCCTTACGTGCAATTAACGAACGCACAAAAGAATTTTCTGGAGTTGAAGCTGCATACATACGAATTACTTGGTCTTGTACATCTGGCTTAACACCTTCTTTGTTTAACAGGTCTAGTATGTCTGACACGAATGAACCACTAGGAGCTTTTTCAAATATATCTCTAGTAAGTTCTCCATTAAATTCAGTTATAGTGGAGTTATCTACGTCAGGGTCAGCTTCTAGTTTTTCTACCATAGCATCGCGTTGCGCTACGTGTTCAAAGGTTAGTAGAGAGTTCTCAACACCAAGCGCTTCACCTGTTTTAGGGTCTCTTTTTGTATAGCTAAACCATATTCTAAACTCACCATCATCTCGTACTAGAGACCAATAGTTTTTTATCTTAGCTTTAGATAGCAGTCTTCTGTTTATATCACGTAGTAACTTTCTACCCGCCTCGTTGCCTGATTCTCCTATAATTCTATCAGTCTCAACGTCCATAGCTTTTTCAATCTCAGTGAACGAACTATTGTTGTACGCTCGTTCTTTGTAAAATTGTTGTTTCATTTTTTCGCGTATAGGTCGTGGGAACTCGTTTAGTTCACGTTGTAACTCATCAAACACTTCTGCTAGGTCTACAGTTTCGTATGTTTTACCTTCGTAGTCTGAACGCTTGCCGAAAGGATCTACATCATAGATGGTAGCACCATAGTCTGGACTAAATACTATACGGTTAAAAGCATTGAACACTTTTGAGCCTACAGCTTCAAAGAACTCTCTTTGCTGTTTTACAAACTTGTCATTTGCTTCAATAGCAGAGTCGCTACCACCACGTTGTTTGTTTATCTCTCTGTGTAGTCTATGCCCTAAATCTCCAAAGCCTGTGGCAGTAGCTATGTCCGCTAGTGTAGAAAGATGTATTATTTTAGCTAAACCTCTAAGGCCCGCACCTTTGGCTTTCATGTTCTTCCAAAAGTCTATTAATCCCGGTTCATGTTCCTTAACTTCTAGACGCGCCTCTTCTAATCTATCTGTTGTAGACTTAGCCATCTCTCTTATAGAACTTCTATCGGAACGTACATACCTAAAGTTAGGATCTAGGTTAGGTTCTAGTATAGCTTCTGCTAATCTATCTATTTCTTGTAAGGCGCTACCTAGTTGTCTAGGTGGATCTCCACGCAACATACGTAAAATATTTTTAATGATATTGATAAATTTATCTAGCGCAGTGTATTCTTTACCATCTACTTTAATCTTGCCTAATTCTTTTCTAAACAAGCGGTTGTTAAGCCCTTCAGCTAAAAACTCATGTATGTTTTCCATGCCGTATGCAGTGCCTAACTTACCTTCAAGGTCATTGAACAGCTTATATAGAGCCTTAACAGCAGGGGAGTTAGGGTTCTTCTCTATAGCTACTTCACTCAATGCGTGACTAGTTTCATGCAATACAAAGTGCGTAGTTGTGTTGTAACCTTCTTTTAGGGTTATGGTATCTGTTTTGTAGTCATAATATGCAAATGGCACTTCATCAGCCTTTCTATAAGACTGAGGATACCTTTTAACACTTTCTTCACCCGTCACAAATTCTACTTTTGTATTATCGCTTATCTTGTTAGCAAAGTTTCTTGCGTTAGCTCGTAACTCAGAACTCTCCGCAGTTTTCGCTAGTTCTAACAATGCTTCTTTTAACTTGTTTGCACGTAGTAACTTATCTACTTTGTCAGATACCATACGTAGTAATACCTTGGCATCTGCTTTGGATATTCTAGCTTCTCTAACTACCTCACTTTCGTACCGCGTACCTACATCAATTATGTCTTCTTTAGTAGCTTCATTTAGCATGTACTTAGAGCCGTAGTCATCAAGCATGCGTCGCAATGCGCCATAAGATACACCAGTGTCCTCCCACTTTTTGGCTATCTGTTGCATCACCTCTACTTTTATTTCGCGCTTGGTCTCTTCTACTTTTCTTTTATCTACAGCCTCTTGGTCTATCTCAACTCCTTTTTTAGCTGGCTCCGCTTTAGGCTGTGCTTTAGGTTTAGGCTGTGCTTTAGCTTCAGGCTGTGCTTTAGGCTGTGCTTCAGCTTTAGGTGCATCGTCTTTTTTAACTGTCTTTCTAGTTACCTTAACGCCCGCTTTCTTAGCCTTACGCGTCTTAACAGCTTTTTTAGCTGTGTCCGCAGTCTTTCTCTTAGCCGCAGCTTTTTCAGATTTTTCTTGCGCCTCTTTAGCATCTGCTTCACGCAACTGTTGTACCTTAGCACGTAGGGCTTTGTTAGTTTCTTGACTTAGATTGTTTTTAGCCCATGCCAAGACCTTAGCGGCTTTTTTAGTAGTTAACCCTCTAGTGGTTATTCCAGCAGTTTTAATTGGGTTGTTGTTAGGGTTAGCTACTTGATATGTGGCATGTAACAAAGCGCTCATTGGGCTATCAAATTTCTGCATGTAAATAGCTACTTCTTTAACATCTGCAGGTATAGCACGTTCTAGGGAGTCATCTTGAATTCTTTTTGTGGTTGGTAGGTCGTATACATTTTTTAATGCTCTACGATCTTGATTTAGTTTTCTGTGTTCAGGAACTAGCGTACTGCTAGTAGGGTACTTTACTAGGTCTACTTTTCTACCAGAATTTAGAACACGCTCTTTTGTGGTGGGTGTATCAATTAACGGAGCTTCAACAGGCTCCATCGTAGCGGGTCTGACTGGTTTTGTTCGGAGGCGTGGAGCCCCTAGTTGTAGTTCCTGTTGACTACCTAGTGCAAAGACTGGTTCTCTTTTTCGTCTAGTAGATCTTCTAGTGTTACGCTTACGACCATCCAATCTTCCTTGGAGAGGCTTTCCAACGCTGGGGGTACCATCAGCACGTCTCTGTCCCATGAATTCTGAACGACTTTGAATGCGGTCTCTAGTTCTTCTCTCGTCAGGTGTTCTAGCAGTTTGCTTTCCAACATTTCCGATTTGCTCCTTTATCTTAGCTTCTAATTTACTAAGATCTGAGTCAGAAGGCAAGAAAGGTTGTCTACTTTCCATCTCTTGTAGTTCGGCAGGGAACATATCCATTTGTTCAGTATTGCGGTTTTTCCTAGCGGCTTTTTGCCTATCATCAAATTGTTTTTGTTTCGCCGCTTCTGTAACACGCTGTGGCTTTTCCGCACGCTGAGTACGTTGGTATGATTCCAAACTAGCCACTTCAGCCTTGGTTGCTTTTGGGTTTCTGTAGCCGTCTTGTTGCAGGGCTTTTTCAAACTTATTAGTTAACGCTCTAGCATTAGTGGTGGTAGAAGAATCTAACACTCGGTTAAGTATCGTTCTTCTATTTATCATAGTGCGCTCTTCTCGAGCCCTATCTCTAGCCGTATCTATTTTACGTGTAGAGTCTTTTCTATCTTGCTCCACCATAGATTCTAGTTCGGCAGTCTCTAGTTCATCTATCATGTCACGTGTACTAGTATCACGTGTAAGTTCTGGTTCGTCTTTTAGTTCTTCTGGTTCGTCTTTTAGTTCTTCTGGTT